ACGTATCACCAAGAACAAGAACAGTATCAATACCAGATGCGTCAAGAGTAGGAAAGAAAGTGTTGTCATAGAATTTTTGATAGAAATCTAAAAACGCAATACTATCATTACGAGCACCGAAGTGTTGGTCTGTGATAATAACTACCTTCAAATGAAACCTACCTTTCGTTCTTTTGGTTTGTGTTGCTGTTTATTAAAGATCTCAGCAACAGACCATTCTTTTTGCTCGCCAATAGAAGCACCAAGTTTCTTAGCAAGGGTATTGGCTTGCTCTTGATTCAATGGTTCAAAAGTTAGGATGTCAAAGCATCGACCTGGACGAACAAGCGCAGGATCAACATCACGGATAGATGGTAGGTTGGTAGAGAAAATCATTTTCTTACCCTTAGTTGTAACAAGACCATCGCCTACGTTAAGGAAACGATGCATCATTGTGTTACCATCACTGCGAGATTTTAGGAATGCATCACTGTCTTCAAGAACCATCACGTTGTCATCACTCTCGATAAATCGAGCAAAGAAGCCATCCTTCTCCAGCACTTGGGAATCATAAGAAACAATTGCAGATGAATTTGTTTCAGCCAATAATCCACGAATGAATGTAGTTTTTCCAGTTCCAGGTGGACCAATTAAAAGGAGAATGTTTGCTGAAGAAGCCATGTAGCGAGTATAATAATCCGCAAGAGATTCACCTTTAAGAAAGGGATACATTTCATCAACAGGTAGTCGATCGCGATTCAGTGGAACATTAACAGATGCACCATCAGAACTATAAACCCATTCAATGTGAGATGTTACGACATCAAACTTAGATTCAACAAGAGCAACGATTGCATCACCAAATTCAGTATCACCATATGCACGGACTGAAGTTGTGTTGCTATTGACATCAAACTTGATATAGTTATTGGTATTACGCTCAATAATAATACCATTAGAGGAGTTACCTTGAACATGAAGGTCTTTCGCAAAAGTTGCTTCTGCCCATTCAGCCCATTGCTCTCTATTACAAAGAACACTGGTGTCGCGATGAGTTGTGCGTTGCCCTGCTTCAACACGACGTTTCAGGATCTCTGAAGTGATCAGATCATCAAAGTCACTAACACCTAAAAAGATTTTTTCGTTTGTATTTTCGTTCATAATTTTATTCAAAGGTAAAACATTATCATTAGCATCCCAAGCAAATTTCTTGAGAGTTCTTTTATTTACTCGAGTTTTCTTTCTCCGTATCGGTGGCCACTTCCGATGGCTCACTCTCACGTCCGAACTCAATTCCGCTATCCAATCCCGTATCGATTGTGTCATCTATCACCTCATCATCTATAAATGCTTTTAATGTATTTTCCAATTTCTTCTTGGCAGCTTTTTCTTTTTTCCTGCCGATAAAATCATCAAACGTATTATTCTGTTGCATAAATTCCACATAAGCATTATGGAATTCACCACCATCATCTTGATCTTGTAATTCAAATGCTTCAAAAGGCATGTTCTGAATCAACTTACCTTTAATATATGACTGCTTCTTTTCTTTAGCTATCCTACGTAAGAATGCATAGTAAATAATTTGTGTAAAATAAGCAAAAGGATTACTTGATTTAGAAGGATCAAAATTGTCAATGTACTGAATACAGTTTTCAATTCCATCAAGGATCATGTCATCACGATACGAGTAATTAATAAAATTCGGCTTATATGATAAGTGAGTTGCGATCTTTAAGATGCACTCGCCGATATAATTACTAATGATTGGCTTGGGTAAACCATTCTCTTCAGCATGTTTTACTTTTTCTTTCATCTCAACGATTGCTGCGAGAAAGTCTTTATTGTTTACGTAATGAGCCATAGCATTATTTGCTTCCTTAAATTTATCAACATATCCATAGTATACCCCATATAATGAAAAAAGGCAAACTTCATTGACTACGCATCTTGCAGTCAAATAGATTTGCCTTGTTGCCCAAGTCGAGGTATAATAACCATGTCGGGTTTGATATGATTGATTCTATTAGTGTTTCGTATCGTTTCCTTCAACGAAGTAACTTAGTTCTTCTTCCTGTTCTATTTCTGGAGCAGCGATTCCTGTAATCCCCTCAAGCATTTGAATGCGCTTAATTGCTTCTGCTTTAGTAATATCTCCAGTATCTCCCCAATCTAGATCTTCTGCACGTTTCCTTGTTTGAAAGGCTGGACCGCCTTCATGTTCTTTTACAATTCGAAGATAGTGTGGGATCATTGTTGATAGCAAAGGTTTCATAAAGATTACATTTTGTTTAGCGATATCAAAAACATTATCGCCAGTCCATTGGCAGAAAGGATGAGCTGTAACATGTTCTCTACCTTCTGATGGAACTGGGATAGTCCTTATAATTATTGGATCTAATATTTGAACATGAGTAGAATCTTCTTGTTCTAAGATTCCCATTATTTGCTCACCAGTGCTTAACTTCATAATTATATATGATTCGTTACCAGTTAGCATAAATCAACCTCTACTAATTTAACTTTAAACTCTTCTTCAGCGTAAGTTTTGTAACGCTCTGCTGCATGATTCAAAGTATGATTTTTCCAAGACTTCCAATGTAAATCATCGGCAAGATCAAATAAGTTACATGTAGTTTTGCCATCTTTTAAACGTAAACCACGACCAATTGATTGCAGGTTACGAATCTTAGATTTAGATGGAGACGCAAAAATTACATTCTCCAATGATGGGATATTAATTCCAGTACTAAAAGTACCAAAAGAAGCAATGATAATGGCGTCACTTTCCCCCTCTGTGATATGACGTATTGCTTCTCTATCTGTGGTTTCAGTGCCACCGTAGACAAAAAATATTTTTCTTTTATCATGTACTTTATTTTTAATAAGGTCGTAAAGAACTTTACCGTGCTTTTCAACGTATTGAAAAAGAACAAGCGTATTACCTTTAGAATTTACTGCCAAGTTTCGGATAAACTTATTTCTTGGTTCACAAGATACAAGCCAATCCATTTCTTCTTGGTACGTGTTGTTTTTTCGCCCTTTACGAATCTCTTCATTATACTTCAGTAGTACACACATGATATTTAGTTCAGCAAGTTTTCCACTATCCATTAACTTCTTAGTAGTGGTAACCCTATGCACTGGACCAAACATACCTTCAAGAACTAATTTATGAATCTTCTTGTTATCTAACGTACCTGTTGTGCCAATACGATAACGAATCTTGTCCATCTTTTCCATAACTGTGGTAAGAGACTTCGCTTTAAATTGGTGGGCTTCATCACCAAAGATAACATTGAATTGAGAGAACCAAGATTTTGGTTGTAGATAAACCGACTGCCAAGTTGTAATTAAAACATCCTTGGTTATATCTTTAGTAAAACCAGAGTAAAGTTTTTGACAGTGTTCTTTAGTTGGCCAGTTATTTACAGTTGAGTAATCTTCAAAGTCTGTAAATAACTGCTCAACCAAAGAAGTTGTTGGAACAATAATAATGCACTTACGCCCAGCGTTTAGATGCCAACGCATAATTGAATAGATGATAAATGATTTACCAGAAGCAGTTGGAGAAAGTAAGAGTGTGCGTTCTTTAGCAAGAGCAGTTGTCATTGCTTCTATTTGATAATCACGAATCTCAATTTTTTCTGGTAAATCTAGCGCAGTAACAAAACCTTCTAGATCAGTTGTCTTTATATCGTTGACTACGGATACTGTGTTAACATATTCAACTGCATAACCATTACTTACAGCAAACTGTTCAACATAAGGAACAAGCCCAAGGTAAAGAGTTTTACGAATACCATCATATAGACGCACCTTACCGTCCCACAGTCTTGCTCTGAACTGAGGTGTAAAGCGAGCACCTGGGTATTCGTATGTGAAGAAGTCTACTAATTCTTGCTCAATACTAGAGTCAGAAAATATGCGAACATAAACTTCATCAAGTTTCTCAATCTTTAATATCATTACATTCCAGCTAGGAATTTCTTCCATTCTATATGAGATTTAATTTGCCAGTCTCTTGCTTTGATTTGACCCATAACTGACTCAAGAAAATAAATCATTGTTTCAAGGTAATCGATCTTAACACGCATTACGTTTAATTCAGTATCGCCTTGTAGGAATTCATCCATCTCATTCTTGAGTGGCTTGACACCTTGCCACTGTTGCCAATCTAGCGCAACTAATTCATCACGTGATAGTTCACCACGATACAAACGAAATTTATTTTTACGGAGGATGTTATAATCAGAACCCAACTTAGTATGTTTGAGTTTGATATTGACAAGTAGTTTTAAATACTTAGCGTGAAGTTTGGGGGTAGCGGTAGTGGTTTCACCAAGATAGTTATCATCTATTTGGCAATCAATATCCCACTGTTCTTGCAATTGTTCTATATTCA